CGGGGCCATTGCAGCGCCTGTGTATCCGTGACGCGTGCACCTAGATACCGCTCGCGGTCTAGCCGTTGCGTAGCAGTAAACAGCGCACGGTTCTTTTGGTCAGTGGTAGCACTTGCCCAAGCGGTTACGTCAGCATCCTGCACGAAACCATCAATGATGGCCTGCGCATCATTCAGCGTCAGGTATGAGTTGGCGTTTGCGCCGCCCACCGTTGCGTCGATTGTGATTGCCATCAGTGGGTGGCTCCTGTGGTTCTAGTGTAGGCGCAGGCTCTGGCATAGAAAGAGAGGCCGCCGCGTTAGCAGCAGCCTCACGATCACGCAGTCGCCGGAAGGCGTACATGCCCATCAGACGCGCTTCAGCAGCACGGTGATGATGACACCAGCCAGAGCGGTGGTGGTACCGGTCACATCCAGAGACAGGCGGTTACCAACCTCAAGGGTGAGGTTAGCGGTGGTTGCCGTCAGGGCAGGTGTCTGCTCAGTAAGAGCAGTGCCCTTCAGGTCGATGGCTGCGCTCAGCAGGTCATCGCCAGCAGTGGCAGCCTCAGTGCCTTGGCAACGACGAATCGTGCCGGTCACGTCAGAACCATCAGTGCCTGCAGTGACGTGAATTTCACGTACTGCGACCACTTCGCACTTCACCGGAGCGGTAAAGAACTGCAAATCAGCTACAGAAGAAGCGATGTAGTGGGTAGCAACGATGTACTGCTCGGTGCTCAGTTCAAACTGGGAAGGTTGTGCCATGGTTAGGTACCTCAGAAATTAGAAGTAACGGTGGCACGCACGATGCCAAGGTTCTTGGTTTCGTACACCTTGGTCCAGTTGCCGATAGTGGCAAGCTGAGCTTGGGTGGGGTTGGTGGTACCAACAGTCCACTTAGCGCCTACCGGGTGATAGCAGTAGTGCAGGTCAATCGACATGGCATCGCTCTTGGCGAGGATGTCACGGTCGGTTTCGGTCTGCATTGCCATTTGTTCACCGCTGGCAATAGCGCCTTGGGTGAAGAAATACACCGGGTAGTTGGTGCTGGTCGGGGTCAGGTCATCACTGACGATTACGCGCAGACCCATGTAGGTTGGCACGCTGACCTCGCCGTAAGCACCAGTGATGCTGCCAGCAAATACAGGAGCAATGTTGGTAGTGGCAACAGAGCCGCCGCCGCGTGCTTCCGTATTGGTCACGTAATCAATCGCCTTGCGCTCAACCAAGTCGTAGTAGACGGCAGAGTGCATAGCAACCGCAGTCAACTTGTCACCTTGGTCGCCCAGCAGTGCGCGTGCTTTGGCCACTTGACGGGGACCAAGAGCAGTCATGCCGCTGAGGTCCAGTGTCAACGGGGCAAATGCAGCGCCGGTGTTGCTGGTGAGACCACCAAACACACCTTCAAGGCACTTGATGAGATCCTTTTGACGCTGGTTGGCAACGTAGTCAGCCACTTTGGCGCCGATAGCGGCCATCGGGTCCGAACCAGCAGCCAATGCTGCGAGGTCACGTGACTCAAAAGCACGACCACGGTGCAAGATGACGCCGACTTGTTTGTCAGCAGTGATTTTGCCAGGTGTCAGCGAGGTGCTGTCGGTCAGCACTTCAAAGTCACCTGTCAGATTGGCTTTGTAAAAAGGCACACTGATGTAGTCACCACCCTCAGTAGCATTCAGCTCCGCCATTGGTTGAACAACACCCGATGCCAAAAAGGCATCACGCAGGGTTGTCTGTTCAAGCAAATACGGGGTGAAAATCTCGGGGATGATGATGTCAGAGCGAAGAGTCGCCATGATGAATCACCGGAATGGTTTACGGGGTGGGCGCAGCCCTCGGGCTCAGTGCGGCGCAGCCATCACGAGCAGACGTTTACAGCTTAGCGGTTAGCTGTTGCTTTCATTCTTTCATACAGATCACGATCTGTCCTAAACAGTCGCGCCTGTTCTGTCAGATTGAAGCTGTCCCGGTTAAACGGGTTAGTCATACCAGCCGGGATGCTGTTGCTGGTTACACCTGCTGACGGTGCGCCACCGCCTTGCGGCTTGGGTTGCTTTTGCATCCATGCCGGTAAGGTCTTGGCCCATTCGGCAACTGGTTTGCGCTCATAGCCGTCAACCACTACCACGGTGCCATCAGGCTCGCGCTCGATGGACTCGGGCTTGAGCTTGGTTTTTAGCACCATGTCTGGGTCATGCACGATGTCCGCCAGCGCGGTCACGGCAGGCGTGACCAGCTCTAGCTCATGGACACGGCTTTCAAGTTCTGCAATGCGCTGGTCCTTTTGCGCCGTCGCCTCACGGAACTGCTGCTCCAGAGCCTGTCGGGCTTCTTGGTATTTACCTTGAGATTCAAGCTGCTGCTGCTCATGCTGCCGCTTAAATTCAAGCAATTCTTCAACATTGACACCATCGGGAACAGGCGGTGTTTTTTTGGCTGCACGCAACTCTGCGATTAGTTCTTTGTTTTTGCGTTCAAGTGCTTCGACACTGCGCTGCAAATCAACCTCAGCAGCCGCAGGCTCCTGGGTTTGTGTTTCATCTGACATGGATAAGCCGCAGGCTTAATTACGCTGTCATCGTACCAGCTATGCCGGTCATGGCACGTGAGTGGGATTCACCAATTCGTGAACCGTGGAATCCGCTGATTAAGCAAGCGCTAGATGCCATTGACCGACATGAGCATCTGTACCGCAAAACTGGCAACGGCTGGCACGCAGCCAAAGCGCATGAGCTGCGGCGTTATGTCTGTGAGTTAAAAACGTGGATACACCGGCAGGAACGGGTCACCATTTAGCCTTATCGGCCCAGTATGCAGCACTCATCTTTCCCTTAGCGATATTGTCAGCGTGCCTTGCCTTAAAGCTAGCCCGTCTAGCTTTGGCTGCTGCTGATTCACCTTCGCGTGCTGGGCTACCACTGACGCCCTGCTGACCAAAGCGAATCAGCTTGACGGTTTCACCTTCTTTGGCCAGCACCGCATGTGATTTTGTCGGATGCCCTGGCGTCCGTTTGGGTTTGTTGTAGCCCTCAAATTGCTCGCCGCGATAGGTGATACTCATTTCCGTTTTGGTTTCTTAACAGTCTTGGCAGCAGCCTTGAAGTCTGCAGCACTTGGACGGTCGGGGTCACCCTTACGCGACATGCGCTCTTTGCTGCCAGCTTCAATGCGCTTGCGTTTGGCATTGATGTTGGCATAGAGTCCGGGTTTTTTAGGCACCGTACCGAGCGCGTAGGTGTTCTAAGGTTAGCTCTGACCCGTCGTCGCGTACCAGTTTGGCGAGTGCGTTCTGTGGTCCATACTTGTCAGACAGCTTCAGAAAGTAAGGCACTTTGCCCGCACCAAGGGCGGTTGCTTGACGAACTAGCAGATCCGCATCCGTCTCTCCTGGCCGTTTCTCTTTCAGCCATTCCCCATAGCTCATGTTGGCCGGCACTTGGCCACCTGCCGCTGCGCGTGTTGCAGTCGTTGATGGCGGCAGGATGTCTGGGTCGATGACTGGCACCGTGGTACTGCGGCAGTTGAAATGCTGCGGCGGCATTGGGCCTTTGCCGTATTCAAACTCGCGGCCATCCAATGCTCGGCAGATGCTGCTGGTCCTAGTGTCAAGCGTGGCGACGTAGCGGTACTTCTTGGTGATGTCTTGGTTGGCCTCGTACACCTGCTGGCTAGCAGTGTTGGCCACTTGGTTGACGCTGGTGCGGACTAGGGCCATCACCTGGTTGTCTGCAACGGCTGTGGCCTGGCCACCTGCTGCAATAAGTTGTCTGATATTGCGGGCACGTTCGCCAAATTCAAGACTGCCAATTAACCGCTTAGCAATGGCAGGCGTCGGCTCACCAGTCAACAGGCCTTGGCGCACTACTTGCGAAAATCGCTCGGCTTGACTGGTGGCGATGCCCCTAAATGCCTTCTCAGTTACGTCACCATTTGGCAGCGTGATCATGGTGCCCTTGGCTGCGGTTAGGTTGAACGCCCCGGCGCCAGCTTGCTGCGCTAATGCTTCGGCGCCATAGACGGATTTATAGAGATCATCACTAAGCGCCACCACATTGATCTGCGTCGGGTCTGTAGTTACCACCGACTGCGCAAATTGCGGGCTGATCTCAACGGTGCGTACTGCATCGCGGGCGCCAGCAGGTAATACCTTGCGTAGTTCCTCGGTGACAAACTCTGATTGCAGTTCCGCTAAACCTTGCAACTCAGTTGCTGTTAA